CATCCCGCCACCAGTCGATGAGGTCGGTAATCCTCCAAGCCGTCTCGAAAAGCATCAGCATGACGAATCCCAGGATGAACCCGGACACCTCAACGAGAAGACTTGCAAAATTTCGGATGCTTCTCATCATGCGTCCTCACTCTGGTTTTCGACCTCGACCGGCATCGACCCGGAATAACCGAGCAGAGAGCGGCACTGCTCGGCGGTCTTATGATATGCGTCGATTTGAGCTTTGACCACTGCGTAAGCAGCCATGTCATGCTTCTGCAGCAAAGCATTGGCAAGCCGCAATCCCCTAATCTCGCGCTGCTCGCACCATTCGATGATTTCGTTCAGTGTCCTGTCTTTTTCAGTCACGTTCGTCGCCATCACATTCCTCCTTAATCAAGGCTCCGTTTGATTGATTTCCAAATCTGCTCCAGCTCAGCATCCGCCAAGCCACTATCCCGACCACGCCGCAACAGATCATCATGAATCTGGTGTTCGTTTTCGGGATGATTCTTGTATCGTCCGTACGCCCAGGCGTGCAGCGTGCTGTTGCGTTGGCCTTCCGGCACCGGCGTCATATCCGGCGTCCCCTGCGAATTGGACGCGGCCGGCCTGCCGGCCATGACATCATCCAAGCTCAATGCAGGCGCCTCCGGCCGCGGCCCATTCGTATAACCGAAATCCTTGAGCATACGCATGATCGCCCCGCTCGCCTCCGGCACTATGTCGGACGGCAGGTCAGCCAGCTCATAATGATTGCCGTTGACCTCACTGCCAGGGCCAAGCACGTAGCCCTTGTTGCTCACGCGCAGGTCAATGGGCAGATTCTGCTCATGCACCGCGTTCTTCAGCAATCCGACGTCCATTCCAGCGGGCATGCGATAGTACAAATGCACGCCATGCGGCGTCTTTGTGACCAACGTGGCCGGCAAAGCGTCAGAACCGTAATCACCCGTCAATGCCTGCAGACACTGCCAGCCATCAGGGCCACCATCCTCGGACGGCTTGTCACAGTCGATGACGAAGCAGTCACCAAGCGGCACGATGGCATAACGGCTCATCTTGCCGGTCACGAAAGTCGAATCCACATGGTTCTCGTCCGACGGATTCAACCGCTTCCACGACAGCGACACCTTCCCGTCGACCGGCCCACCGGTCTTTCGCGCCTTGCCCTCGCATGGCGCGAAACCGACATGGCCAGCCAACGCGGCATCGACGATGCCGGCCAGATCATGACAGTCACCCACATCGTCCAACGGATGCAGACTGTCACGGTTCGGCTTCGACAAGGCTTCCTGACGCCAATCCTTGATTGACTCCGCATCAGTGCCGAGAGCGGCCTTGCGATACACGTCGAAACGGTCACGGTTGACGACGCGGACGACGCGCGGCTGCCCTTTGCCGGGCAATGCACGAGAACGTGCATTCTCCAAACCAAGCACATCCATCAAAGACTGCGGAACGGTCGTATGAAATTCCTTACGATAATCACCCTTCACGGCCACCGGATCTCCATACTGTTCCTCATTCGACGCAATCTCACTGATCAGCCAATACATCTCATCGCTGATATTGCGCGCAGGACTCAGATTCACAATCTCCGGCTCGTCAGACCGCTCCCACAACCGGCACGACAACACGAAGAACGCTGCGGGATGCCGATGACAGAAACCCTCGATCGCATGATATTCGTCATACGAACGACCCTTCGACTGGTGGAATTCCACCTTGACGAAACGACGCACGTCCGAATTCTCGGCGGAATCCGCGAACTGCATGTTCGTCAGAATCAGCATCGTCGCGGTCGGCGTCATCACACGATAACGGCCACCAGTCACACGGGCGTTCACCTGCGAGCCGGTCGACAAGGCACGTAGCAAGGGGAGCATGTCCTCAGTGACCGCGCAAGCCTCATCATCAATGGCGAAAGCCTTGCCGTCCATCTCATCATTCATGCTCTCGCGGCCAAGCGTGTAGCCGCCACCATTGCAGTACGATTGCACGCTGAAACCTGGAAACACCTTGCCGACGCCCAACACGCCGAGCAACGCCTGACGGGCGATCAGCGTCTTCCCGTCACCGCCATGCCCGGACAGGACGTAAGACAATTGTTTGAATGGTTCGAGCCATGGTGTGGCAAACATGCGACAAAGATTCGCATAGGACTTCTCATCCACCGTCAACCATTCGAGAATGCGCTTCGCGTCCTTCAAAGCCTGATTTCCCATACCGACAGGAGAGAAAGTCTGTGTGACCGCGATATCTGGCTCATCCTGCAGGCAGACGACTTTACCATTACGTCGCACCCACACGCAGGGGTCACAGCGTACGCCGCGTTCGACCTGTTCGAACCATTGGCTCCGCTTCGCCTCGCGCATAATCGCGCCCGAGTAGAGCGGGTTGCGTTCACTGCTACGAGCGTTGCCGCCGATATGGTATTCGTCCTCGATGGTCTTGACCGGATGCCAGCTGTTGAGGATGAGTCTTTCGCCTTCATGGTCGGCCATGTCGGGGTCTCGACGCCAAAGCCTGTCCTGTGACGGACAGTAACGAAGATGGCCTTCACGGAGTTCCCAGATGGCTTTCTGGTAGCCGGCAGCCACGACTGGCTCTTTTTTACGCCGGTCGTTCTCACCGCCGCCTTGGCAGATGAGCTCAAGGTTGTGGCCTGTGATGGTCGTGATGATTGTATGGTCGTTCGCCGGCGTGAAGGTGAGTGCAAGCATGTGAAAGATTCCTGCGAATTGGGCTGGCAGGTCTTCGGTCGGTATCGGCTGGTATTTGCGGTAGTCCCTCATTTTTCACCTCCTTTTTTGCTGTGCCGTTCCATGCCCATAACACACAACACAAAAACAACAAAAATAAATACATATATAAAAAACAATGGAACATTGGTTGTTTGTTTATATACGGTTGGAATTCCGGCACTTTCGCTGTGCCAACGCTTTGGCACAGAATGGCACATGTGCCGTTTTTTTGATGGTGGGACCATGTTCCACTGTGCCAACCTGTGCCGTTTCCATAGGTTTCCTCTCGAAGAGTTTCATCATGTTTGGAACAGCGCCCGCCATGCCAGTTGTAGCTGCAGTGGACGCTGTTCCCTCTAAACCAGTCGAATTTGACGGGTTTAGAATTCAGGCTCTTGTCCGCTGCCTACGCCGAGCGCGTTGACGACCTGGTCGACCGGCTTGCCGAGGAGTCCCGCGATCTCCTGCACGTTTTTTCCTGCGGCTTGCAGTTGCGCGGCCTGCTGTTTTTCCTGCATGGTCAAGCCTGCGGGCTGGCCGAGTGTGACTGGCTGACCGTAAGCGGCCTGTTGGGGCTGCTGTGGCGAGTATGACGGCTGGGCGGCCTGCGGGTCGTTCATCGCCGCATTCAGATCGGACTGCTTCTTCGGTATGACGACGTAGTCGTAGATTTTCGCGTCGTTGTAGCCGCGGGTCTTCGCCGGCTGTGTGCGGGCGAACGTGGCCTTCAAGTGGTCTCCGATGTTCGGATGGTCGCCGACTCCGGCCTGACGGCATGCGAGACGCAATTGGCCGATGTTGTAGCCTTTCACGTACACGCCACGAATGCCGGAGTCTCCGACGCGATTTGGGTCTTGCAGTGTGGTCTGCAAGTGGATAACGACCTGCGGCTTCGGCTTGCCGTTCGGATAATACAGTGGTTCGCCGGTGGTGAAGTCGGTCTGCTGTTCCGCGCGGATTTCCACGATCTCGCCTTCCACCGAAGTGCCGATCGGATCGTCCTTCGAGAAGGCGCTGGGCGCGCCGCCTTGCATGACGTCGTCGAGGCTTAACGTTTCGGCGGGCTGCTGCTGGTTTGACTGTGGATGGTAGCTGGCTCCGCCTTGCTGGGTGAATCCGCCACCGTAGTTATTCGTTCCGAACATTGTGTTTTTTACCTTTCTGTTTTCCTGTAGGTGGATTCCAGCAGGCCGATGGCCTGCCGCCATTTGTCCGGCAATGCCGGATATTGGTCTTCGTTGAGTTCGGATAGTTGTCCGAGCTGATCGTCCGGCCAGCTGCCGCATTGGAAGCAGTGCGTCGGGCTGGTCGGCAGAGCGTGGATCCACGCGTCGCGCATTTCGGTTCCGTCCTCTTGTTCGATGAGGTCGAGGAGGTTTGCGATGAGTTGCGCGCGGCTTAAAGCCCATTTGCCGGGGTTCGGGTCGAAGTCGAATTCGATCGGCAATGCGTCGGCCAGACTGACGCTGTTCCTGGGCAGGAAGTAGATCGCGTTTCTTTTGCATGGTTCGCCGTCGTTTTCCAATCCGATGCCGTACAGGCTCGCCTGTATGCAGTATTGCTGCGATGGCCCGTTGGCTTTGACGTTGCGGATTGTGGTCGTGCCGGTGATTTTCCAGTCGATGGTCGTGTTGTTTTCCGCGTCGTACAGGTCGATGCTGCCGTGGATGCGCTGATGGCCGTGGAGTCCGTGGATTTCGCCCACGTCGACGTGTCTTTCGGCTTCGAAGCGTTTCACGGCCCACGGTTCTCCCCCATCGTCGTCCGGGACGGTGAATTCGTCCTTGCGACTGTTGAAAAGGTGTTCGAATCGTTCGTGGACGCAAGTGCCGATGAATGGCAGCCATGCGGCCGACTGGCGTTTCTCCCATCCTGCGAGTCTGGCGGCGAGGCAGTGTAGGCAGTCGGTGCCGAGCTCCGATGGTCCGATCTCCTTTTGCAGGCTTCTTGGCTGGTTGGTGATGTGGTCTTCGATGATGCCGCGGATTTCCGTCCACTCCGTCGACTCCACCGTGGGTGCCGGCGTCGTTCCCGGTATGGTCTGGTTTGCGGTCATGACGGCTTCAAGGTCGAGTTGTGAGCTCATTTCATGTCCTCCCCGTATTCTTCGTCGAGGCGGGCCCGGAGGAACGCCGCTAGGCTCCCCGTCTCTTGCACGTCGATGATGTAGGCGTCGTCGAGGAATCCTGGTGCTTTGTCGTAATGGTTGAGCGTCCTGCTGAGCGCGCGGCAGACCGCTTCCTGGCTGATCGGGATGCACATTATTCGACCACCAGGCTTGCCGCGCCGACTTTCACACAATCCTGCAAAGCGTTTTCGCCGACCTGTTTGATGATCGCGGACAATGCTTTTGGTTTGATCTGGTAGCAGTCCGCGTACTGTTGGATGGGGAAGTGTTTTTCGAATGCGCCGGCGTCGAGGTTGCGTTTGCCTTTCTTGATTTTCACGGTCAATGGTCCGGCCGCGTATTCGCCGGGCTCGCGGTTCTCCATGAGTTCGGCTTTCAATCCGTCGGCTTCTTCCTGCAGGTCGGCGATGCGGCTTTTCAGTTCCACGTACCGTTTGGCCAATGTTTCGAGGTTCTGCGCGCTCATTTGCTTGTTCCTTTCACGATGATGCTGGTTTTGGTGGGGATGACGCTGGTCTGGTGGTGCGGGTAGGAGCGTCGGTGCGTTTTCACGACGTCGAACGCGGGCATGGTTCGCATGGCCGGCCCTAATGGTCCGCACGTGCGGCAGTACGGCATGTATCCCCTCTGCTTGCTCATTCCATGTCCTCCACGGTCGATTGCGTCATGCCGTCGTCTTCGGTGGTGTGATTCGTTTCCTCGTACCGTCGGCTGACGATCGCGGTGTCGCAGGTCCTTGGATTGCGTAGGAGCCGGCTGATGGCCGCGCCTTCCTTGACGACGTTCTGGCAAATGTCGATGCATTTCGCGACAGTTCCGGCAGGCGTGCCCATCAGACCCTTCTTTTCGATGGTCTGGTCCGCTTTGTCGATGAATGCCGCGGCTGCGTCGCCGATTTTGCTAGCCGCCGGGTAGAGGCTCGCGAGGTCGGCGCTCATGTCCTCGTCGTCGATGAGGGTCTGCACAACGTATTCACTGGTGTTTTTCATGGTGTTTTCTCCTATCTGGGTATGTATTCCTGTTTGAAGTAGATGCTGGCCCTCGTGCATGGCGTGTATGGCTGGCCGTGCCATGTGAGCGGGTCGCCGCTTTTCCGTTTGCGTGGCCTGCCGTGCGCGCCAAGCACGTACTGGTCGGGACGGTGCACGTGCACGCTGGCTTCGATGATCTGCCGGTCGTCCGTGTAGGCGACGCCGTTCAACGCGTCGGTGAACAGTTTCGCCAGATTGTCCCAGTCACGTCCTCGCCGTGTTGCCGTCCAGAACGTGAGCGCCAGACAGACAGGGCCTTCATATGGCGGCAGGTTCGGATACCGGCTGCGCCATTCCGAGTACACGCGGTTCTCGGCTTCCCGCGTCCGCGTCGGGGTGATGCCGTGTCCCTGGTAGACGCGTGGACGACCTTTCGACTGCGGGTCGCCAGGCACGGTGAGCTCGCACACCATTGGCCATTCCGGCAGGCTTAATGTTTCGAGACTCAATCCAGGTCACTCCATTCGGGTGTTCTGCCGGTGGTGAGGAAGCCTCCGCGTCGAGTCCGCGCGTTGACGAGCAATCCCATGTCGGCGAGCCTGTGCACGTCGCCCCTCACGGTGCTCCGGGGGATGTTGAGCCGTAAGGCCACCTTGTGGCTGCTGGGCGTCACTCCTTCCATCTGCAGTGCGATGATCGTCTCGTACACGCGTTGGATGCGTGGTTTCACGTCGATGTCACGCCGGGTGCGGCGTCTCATCCGCGTGATGTACTCGCGTTCGTCGTGGAGGAGCCGGTCGAGGTCGATGCCGGTCTCCTGGCTCCATGTCTTCGGCGAAGTGTGGTGGCCGTGGTTTCGGGATGCGCCGAAGTGGATGCTGCCGCGGTTGACCGGAGCGTACTTCATGTGGAGTTGGAGGCTGTTGGCTCCGCTAGGCATGATTGTCGTCCTTTCCGTCGTATTTGGGTGCGAATTTGACGGTCAGCCACAACGCGGTGGCGAGATACACGCCCTCGACCACAAGCGCGCCCGCAAGGCTCCCGCCATGCCAGGTGAGCATGAGCGTCACGCTGGCGACGAGGCCGACGACCGCGAGCAGGAACTTGACCCTGCGCAGCGGATAGTTCGGCCGTTTCGCCTCGCGTTCCTTCCGGTCCTCGATACGGAAATCGTTGTCGGTCATCTGGTGCCTCCCGTTTCGTTGTGGAGTTGGTAGTCGAATGTCTCAAGCTCGCCCGCGGTGATGGATGCGAGCGTGCAGGCGCCGTCGGGCAGGAATTCCACGAGTTGGGCCCCGCCTTTCAGACTGATGCGAACCGCGTATCCGCTCATGCCGAGCATGACGATGCTCGCCTTCGGCGGTACGGGTGGCGTCAGCAACGTTTCCGCATCGATTCTCCTGAGTGTCATCACAGCTCCTTGTTGATCGTGTCGACGATGAGGTCCACGATTCCGGTGACGTCAAGGTCGACGTAGCCGACGATGTGGCCGAGCGCCCGCATGGCCTCCACATCCCCGTCCTTGAATGGGTGGACCAGTTCGCCCTGGGTCTCGAACTCGTCGAACACTGCCTGCACGCAGGCCTTGCGAATCGTTTTCATGCCGACTCCTTTCCCTCGTATTCACATGTGCTCTGGTAGAGGTGTTCCTTGAAGTAGGCGATCATCGGCTCCTTCGGATACATGACGGTCCGTCCGACCTTCACGAACTTCGGGCCGATTCCCGCACCACGCCAGTACGCCAAGGTGCCCTCCTTGATGCCGCAACGGTCCGCGATGTCCTTCGTCGTGTTCATCGGTTTCAGGACCTCAGCGAGCGCAGCGAACGTCGTATCGTCTTCCATCACGCGCCTCCTTTGCGTGTGTGATGCCGGGCGGCGTTAGGAGAACCGCCCGGCCCTCTCCTAAAATCGGTGTCATCCCGCATATGCGACGTGCTCTCGGATAAGTTCTGAACGGAGTTCCTGTATCTCCGTGCTTAGTCGGTCCGCGGCCTGATTGATGTGCTCGAGAATCGAGCCCATGACTTCAGTCGTCATGTCGCGGGCCGACAACTGCCGTCCGACCTCGATGCCGATTCCTCGCAGGTCAAGGCTGGACAGGTGGCTCCTCCTGTCGTCGCCCACTGTTCCGATAACCGTTCGAGCTGGTTCCTCGCGGACGGCTTTTCTTATCGCGCCCAGCATCGCCGGGTGCAGGCGTTCGAACTCCTCAACGGAAATCGGGTTCGTGGATTCATCCGGTGTCTCGGCCGGAATATTGATGCTCATTTCGGATTCTCCTTTCGATTCATGCGTCGGCGAGCGCCAGTTGCTTATGGTTTGATTTGGTTGATGTCGTCGATTGCGGTTCTTTTTCTTCTGAATTTGCTGCAATGAAGATGTCAAGACCGTCTTGCCATTTCAATGCCGGAGCAATCTTGTCGAGAACGCGAATCGGCCATTCCCGTTGATTGCGCATGTATCGATTCATGACGACCCGATTGATTCCAACTGCGTCGGCGACGCCGGATTGAGTGATTCCAAGTCGAGCCATCCTGACTTTTATTGCCTGTGTCACGTATTCATTGCTTGTCACATCACCTCCATTCCCCGAATATTCGGGACTTTATTCGACGTTTACCGGATATTCGGTGAACATGCTTTCAATGTACTCCCGAGTATTCGGTATGGCAAATTCGACACGCCGAACGGCGTAAAGATGTAACTTCCCGAAAATTCGAATACAGTCATCGCTATGGACAGCAGTACAACACGCACCGATCTGGTGATTTGCAAATATATCAGCCAAGCAATGGAAGCCAATGGCATTACCCAGGCCGACCTCTCCAAGGCCCTTGAAGGACGATCAAAAGGCTATATCAGCGACCGAGTACTCGGTAAAAGAAGTTGGGCAATCAGCGAGTTAGACAGACTCGCTCCACTCTTTGGGCTTCCGGACGCTCTTTCACTGGTTGCGGCAGCCTGTGGATCAATCTCCAGCGAAGCCGCCCGCGCCTACGAAGCCCGCGAGCGCGAGTCTCAGATCACCAATGATCTCATCGACCGTATCGCCGCGCACCCCGAAGACTATGACGTGGCCGCCAACAGGGATCCGAACGCACGCCTCGAAGCCGAAACGCCGGACGATTGATGGATTGAAAGGAACACGAATGACTGAATACAACCTGTATTGCGATGAGACATGTCACCTTGAGCATGATGATTCGAACAGCATGGCTCTGGGAGCCGTCATCGTGCCAAAAGATAAACGCAAAGAGATATGCGTCAGAATCAAAGAAATCAAGCAGAAACATGGCATATGCGCCACGAATGAGGTGAAATGGGCAAAGGCACGAGACCGTATGCTGCCGCTCTATCTGGATCTCGTGGACTACTTCTTCGATGACGATGACATATCGTTCCGCGCGCTCCTCATCCCGGACAAGAATCTACTTGACCACGAGAAATACAATCAGGACCACAACACCTGGTATTACAAAATGTACTTCGAGATGCTCAAGGTCATCTTCGATCCAAAGCAAAGCTATAACGTGTTCGTCGACATCAAAGACACACACTCGAGTTTTCGAGTCAGCCAATTATGGGATGTCTGTTCGAACAACATGTACGATTACGATCACAGAATCATCCAGAAAATCCAGCCGATACGTTCCGACGAAGTACAGATCATGCAGCTCACCGACATACTCATCGGCGCAGTATGCCGTTCGCAGCGAAAACTACCGGAACAGCATCAGAGCATGGCGAAGCGCCGAATCATCGAACGAATCATTCAACGGTCGGGATACAAACTAGACCGGAGCACACTGCTGAAGGAGACCAAGTTCAACTATTTCGTATGGAGGGCGAGATGAATCCGCATTGGCTGCCCGGATTGATTCCTTGGAATCAAGAGCACGGAGAGACATGGGAGCAGTATGAGCAACGACTGTTCCATGTATTCCAGAACGAGTTCAGAGAGTCCTTCCAATACGACGGGAAACCCGTACACTACAAAAGAATGCCCTACGACGGAATCTATCCGGAAGCCTTCATGCATCTGACCACATGCAATCAGGACAACTCCGGCTCACGGCTTCCGGATGCCGAACGCAGCGAACGCATCAGCTGGCCCAGACCGGTAGTGGAGCATCATCCGTTCTGCGAAATATGCGAATACGCCCAATGCACGCGGCCTTGGGTATGGAGAAAAAACGACAAGAACAAGGATCGAGTGAAGATATATCTTCCAAACCAACAATATCTCGTTGTTCTAGGAGAACGAAGGGATTACTGGGTACTCATAACCGCGTACTACGTAAACCGCCAATGGAGCATAGACAAGCTGGAAAAGGAATATAACTCCAGATTCAGCACAAAAATCCAATAAAAAACTAGAGCCGCCCGTTAAGGACGACTCCGAAGACTCCTTCTACAACATGTAGATGAGCTGATTCAAGCATCACATACGACACTCCAACTGTCAAGCGGAACTTGACAAACAGCAAAAAAGTACTTCTCGAAAAACAATACTTTCGGAAGAGAGGAATGTGGATAACAAGACCGTTGCGGACCTTCATCGGAGCGCGGAATCCATGGGACTGTCAATCGTATCGCGCGACCTCCCACGCGACATATGCGGCCTGTACGACGACCGGCACAGGCTCATCCTGCTGGCCGACTGGCTCAGCCAACGCCAACGCCGCTGCACGTTGTGCCACGAGCTCATACACGCCAGACACCATGACCCAGGATGCGGTACACGATACGGAATCAAATGCGAGCGCCGTTGCCGCAGGGAGACCGCGCTGGCGTTGATCTCACCGGTGGATTACGGCATGGCCGAGACGGTGTACGAGGGCAACATGTGGATGATGGCAGTGGAATTGGGAGTCACCATCCAGGTGTTGAACGACTACCGGCAGCTGCTGTACGATTCCGGCGTGTGCGTGCAATAGTTATACGCCTTTATACGTGCTTATAGAGCCTTATACCCGTTCGGATTCCTTATAAAAAATGACCCCGGCCACCCGCATACCGCGAGCGCCGGTGTGAAAAACATGTGGGAAGAAGCGCCATGAAAGTGACCATTGATGACCTGTGGCTCAAGAATGACGATGATGGCAATCCGCCGAGCCGCGCGGCCAAACGCTCTTTGGCGAACTCACGCGATCCGATGAAGGCCAATGTGCCTGAGAAATGGCGTAAAAGCCGTTATGGAGTCGGGATGCGCTGGCGCTGTCATTGGACCATCGTCAAGGACGGTAGACGTGTGCAGAGGGCGAAGCAGTTCGCCAGGCTCGCCGAAGCGCAGGAATATGCCGCGGCCATGGAGGACGACATCAGGCGAGGACGCTACCGCGATCCTCGTCAGGAGCTTCGTGTCCTGGATGACGTGGCCGACGAATGGCTCGCGTCGAAGGTCGATCTGAAACCCGGCACCGCAGGCCGGTATGCGAGGGAGCTGCGCCTGTACATCCTGCCCAAATGGGGTGGCATGACGTTGCGTGAGCTTCGCCCTGACATGCTGCAGGAGTGGGTCGGCCAGCTCATGGACGGCGGCTATCCGGCCGCGTTGCCGGACGGGCGTGATTCGAAGCCGCTGAGCGCGAGGAGCATCCGCAATATCATGAAAGTCGTCCTCAAGGGCATCTTTGACTACGCCGTCTCGAACGGGTGGATCGGTGAGAATCCTGTGGACAGGGTCACCGTGCCGAAGATCGTCTCCGATGACGACATGGTGTTCCTCTCGGTCCGCGAGGTCGAGTTGCTCGCGGACGAGGCGGAGAAGATCGGGAAGCCTGTGGACGGTCTGCTGGTCAGATGGCAGGCCTATACGGGATGCCGCATAGGCGAATCGCTTGCCCTTAAGGTCGGTGACGTGGACGCGGACAAGCGGCGCGCCAGGATAGGCCGCACATGGACTGACGACGGGCACGGCGGCAGCATGCTCGGCACCCCGAAGAACGGCAAGGCCCGCAACATCGCGATACCACGGTTCCTCATGCCGCAGATCAAGGCGCAGATGGATGGCATGGGTGATGACGACTGGCTGTTCCGTGCCACCCGTGGCGGGAACGTCTGGACGAACACGTGGCGGACAAGGATATGGAACAAGGCCGTCAAAGCGGCCGGCATGGAGGACGCGGGCGTGACCATACACAGTCTGCGCCACACATACGCAAGCTTCGCGATCGCCCAGGGCGCGGACGTGAAGACCCTGCAGATGCAGCTCGGCCACTCCTCTCCCAGCATCACATTGAACACCTACACGGCGCTCTGGCCGGAACGATTGGACGACGTGGCCGACGCGATCGGAGCCCTCCGCGAGCGCGAACTCGTGTGAATCGGGCATGGAGGTACCGCGGCGTTTGTATGCATTTGTATGCGGATTGTTTTCGACGGAAAAAATAAGCCCTTGAAAACCTAATGTTTCCAAGGGCTCCGGTCGGGCTGACAGGATTTGAACCTGCGACATCCTGTTATATCTGGTGGTTTTTAGGTTTGGTTTGACAGAATGTTTGGAGATTGAGAAACGTTGGTATTTCAACGCTTTTGCCATCCTGCAAGTTGTGACTGGTTATGACTGTATGGAACGCAACGTGACGGTCTTTGTATGCGGTTTGTATGCGGAATAAAGAAAAAGCCCCTTCCATGGAGCGAATACCACGGAAGGGGCTATATGGCTATATATGGACTCTTAGTCAGAGATCTGATCCTTGCTGAGCTTGCCGCCGAATGCCTGATTGACCAGCACGTACACGGCCTGCGAGACGCCCACCACTGCGGCGAGCGTCACTCCCCATGTCGCGTGGTTGAAGCCTCCGGTAGCGCCGACGGCGATGACGCCGAGGATGATGGATGAGCCAAGGCTTACCAGTCCGACGTAATCGCCTGGGATGTATTTCTTGAACGCCTGCACCAATGCCGGTGCGACGAGTGCGACGATCGCGGATGCGAGCGCCGTTGCGTTGGAGATGTCCATCTTGATCCTTTCCAAGTGTTGTAGATATGACTCCCGCAACGTTTACGTTGCGGGAGTGTTTTATCAGCGGAGCACCTGGCCGGGGTGGATGACGTAGGGGTAGCTGAGGCCGTTGCGTTGCGCGGCCGCCTGCCATCCCGACGGGCCGTAGATGACCCACAGGCTCTCGCCTGCGGTGACCACGTGCGAGGTAGTTACGACATGGGCACCGACACTAGAGGCGGTGGACCCGCCGTAGCAGACTTGCTGACCTGGCCAGATGCGGTTGATGTTGCCGCTGGGCACGCTCCACGCGCTGGCCGGCGTGCGGCCGGTACGGCTGGCGATCGCGCTCATGGTGTCGCCGGAGCTGACCACGACGCAGTAGCCGGTATTGCCAGATGGCGTCGTGACGCCGCTGCCGGACAGTCGCCGGTTGACGATGGCCATGACCTCGTCGTATCGGTTGCCGAGGAGTTGGCGGCGGTGCAATCCGTTGCCGTACAGGCCGCGGACGACCTGGGTGGCGATGGTCTCTGCATCGCCTACCGGAGCTCCGGTCTGCGCGGTGGCCGGTTTGGGCCTCTGTTGCGCAGGTGTCGGCTGTGCGGCAGTAGACTGACCCGCGTAAAGCGCCCAAGTTGCGGCGGTGCCGTAGAACCAGTTGACGTCGACCTTGCTGCCGATGCCGGGAACGTTGCCCGTGCTGGAGTACTGCCATGCCATGGCGAACTCCCACGGGCTGACACTGTACGGGACGGCGCCTGGGTTGCGGAGCTTTTCGCCGGTGTAGCCGCGCGGATAGCCGGCGACCCAGAGGCCGTAGTCGCCGGCGGCGACCTGCGACCAGTCTGCGGTGGCGATGGTGGCGGCGCTCATGTAGATGACCGGTTTGACGCCCCATGTGTCACGGACGCGGTTGAGCCATCTGAGCGCCCACCACGTCTGTTTCGCCCAGTATCCGCCGGGCGCGCTCGGCTCCCAGTCGAGCACGGGGATCGCCTGGCCGACGAGGCCGTACTGTCTTGCGACATGGACGAAGTTGTCAGCGTCGGTTTCGGGCGAGTTGCCGGCCGGACGGGCAAAGTCGTAGGTGCCGAGTCGGATGCCGTTAGCGCGTGCGGTCTGGATCTGGCAGGAGGCGTATGGGTTGACGTAGGTGAGGCCTTCGGTCGTTTTGACGAACGCGAAGTCCACGCCGGCGGCCTTGGCCGTGGCGCCGTCCCAACAGCCTTGGTAGCTGGCCGTATCCACGCCGGTGTCCGCGACCGCGCATGGCGCGATGGCGAGGCAGGCGGCGATGAGGAGCGCG